CAAAGGACTTTCATCTTTCTACCAAGATTGATGGAAGTCCTGCTGTTGTTTTTGGTAAGAATCCTGCAACAGGTAAGTTCTTTGTATCTACAAAATCTGCATTCAACAAAGTAAAGATCAAACTCTGTCATTCTCATGAAGAAATTGATTCACACTTTCAAGGTGAAGTTGCAGACATTCTTCATGATTGTTTTGATTATCTACCTCGCACAAATTCCATCTTTCAATGTGATTTTCTGGGGACTGGTAATTCTGACACTGTTCAACCCAATACAATTTCTTACATCTTTTCAGAAGTAATTACTCAAAAGATTATTGTCTCTGTTCATACTCAATGGGCAACGGAAGGTGAACTCAAAGACGCTTATGTAGTGGGTCCAGCACCTCAATTTGAATCTGATGATGATGTCTATTTTGTAGATAACTCTGCTCATCAGACTGTAGATTGTGAAGACTTTGTAGATGTAATTGGTTTCATCAAACAGATGTCAACCACAGTCACTTTTGCAACCGAAAAGGAAGTAAAAGAAATTAAAAAACAAATTAATGCATGTATTTGGGAAAATCGTGAAATTATACCAGAAGAGTTTGATAATCCTGCTTTGATTTCTCTCTGGAAAGTTGCAGAGAGTGTGAAACTGGATTTTCTACACTTTTGTCGTGCCGATCGTGCCCCTGCTTCTTATTTGTATGGAGAAGAAATCAATCATGAAGGATTTGTTCTTCAAAATGAAGAGATAATTGTAAAATTCGTAAATCGTAGAGTCTTTAGTCATGCGAATTTTCTAAATAACAATAAAAAATGAAAACCTTTTCACAGTTTCAGGAAGACGCTGGAAGTGGATATTCGGATGACTATGCAAAGGAAAGAGTTGAAAGAAGAAAGAATACACCACTTCAAAAGAGACAAGATAGAGATCTTGCAAAACTCACTTATATGTTAAACGCCGATAAGTAATTTCAAAATAAGAGCAAAAGGTGACACTTGAAGAACTGTCACAAGACTCCTCCTACCAGATCCAATCCTTCTTTATAATAAGAAGGTAATCGGCACACACCATTCTCATGGTCATTGACACCATTCAAGATCAACAGATTCGTCACTCTATTCAAAGGAGTGTAGAGCAAATGGATCTGCGTCTGCTTCAACGTATCGCCTATGAAGTACGATGTGAAGAACTTGGTATTCATCCTGACTCCTGGAAACTTTACCCTGAGGACTGAGCAATGATCACTCAAGAGCACTGGGACACACTTTATGCTAAACTCTACGATGCGTATGAAGAGTGCAGCAAAAACTATGATGAGACCTATCGCCAAAAGATTGGTATGATCCTCGATCATATGATATACAATCAACCTTACCTTGACATTCAACAAAACAAATGAATCTCTATATTATCAATGATGTCCTTTATGATTACACTGCAGGAATGTGTGTGATCGCTGCTGAATCTCTGCCACGTTGCGAACAAATCTTTATGGAAAAGTTTGCACCTGGCGAGAGTAATTATATTAAAGAAAATATGCAAAAAGAGTTCAATACTGCAGAAATCAAAGTGATTGAGAATGTTCCTTATGAGAAGGAAGAAGTTGTGGATTATGTGTATGGTGGAGGTTGATGATTCGTTTTCTTTTGAATCAGATTCCTGTTAAGTATGGATCTTATACCGCCAAGGGTAATCAGATTCATCGTACATTCTCCAAAGGTTTTAGTTACATTGTAGAAGAATGTTGGTCACCACAAGAAGCACAACGCATCGTAAATGATCTCAACTATCTTACAGGCAAATGACAAAATCTTTTGATAATTACATTCATTTAACTCATAATGCTACTGATGAAGTTGATGATCAAGGGAACCTCATTCGGGACATGCCTGATCTCTCATCCGAGTATTACAATTACATGCACAATTGGTTTGTCGATTTGATGGCATCAAATCCCAAACATAAAAAAGTTCTTGGTGGTGTTCTTGAAGCATTCTTCATTTCTTTCTCTCCTATAACGGATTATGAACCTTGTTTTAATGAAGAATACATTGAAGATCATATTGCATCAATTTTGAATCATGACTGAAACCAAGACCTATCCCTACCTTAAATACATTCCACATTTTGTTGCAATTCGGTTGATTGTATTCACTCCATTTGCTGTTGCACAAGCAACTGCAGAATTTATTTCTAACTCTCTGGATAAATTTGCACACAAACTTGATAAATTTCTTCCACCACCTTATGTTGAAAAGCATGTAGAATGGGATCAGTTGCCTAAACGAAATCAAAAAGCAATTGAACAACTTGCCAAAGCACGGGACACTACCAAAGAACGTATTCTCATTCAAACTGTAAAACCATGATGAATCAACAACTTACAAGTATGTACACTCCTAATCGAGTACTGGATACGTTTGAAAAACTTTCTTCTGAGATCTATCAAGAGTTGGACAATCTCTCCTATTTGAATGATGAGTTGTTTGATTATTATTGTAATGAATTGTTTTATCCTGATAATGAGGATGAGATGATTCCAGAGAAGTGTACACCTGAAGTACTTCTTGAATTACGTAAAATTGTAGATGATAATCAATGATACTACCACTTTGCTTTTGGACTGAGGAAGAACTTAAAGACATTCCATCAGAGGATCTGTGGTGTGAACTTGCAGACGCCATGTTTTATTCATCATCACCTCAAATTGATGCTTATATTCAACTGATGAATGATGAATTAAAAAATAGAGAATAAGATTAATACGAATATCACCAGTATCACTAATAATACAAGATCACTCATATCCAATCCTGTCTTTCTACTACCACAATTAGGACATACTCTAGAGATATTCTTACCTCTTGGATACCATGTGTACCAACAGTTATGACAGATGTTTTGTGGTCTTTTTGTATTATATTTCATTTTTCTTAAATTATTGTTAATTAAAAAAATATATTAAAAAACATATATTTGTAATTTGTTTGATTGTATAATGGTAGTGTTATATGGTTATGATACTCTCTAAACCATTATACTTATACTCTTTAAACCCTTATAATACCTTATAAATGCTTATAAATGTGTCTGGTTCTTGTGACCTTAGCGCGTTCATTATAAGACACCGAGCACAAAATGTCAAGACCCCGTGTGCCACTATGAGAACTGGCACACCATACGAGATTCTCATATAATGTCAGCGTTATATGACATTATGATACTTTAAGACATATATAATCTCATGATAATCTCGACGAGACTGGCACACTTGCATCTCGTCGAGTTTTATGCTACAATAAACACAGTTATCTCGACGAGTTATGTACGACGACTACGATCTCGACTATACATACGGCAATGATTATGCAGATCTCGACGAGGGCACACAGGATCTCGACGAGGATTATGCACGAGATGGGCAAGATTATCAAGATCTTGCCTACCGACACTATGCATGATAGAATCTAGTACACATTCACAACGAGTTCTTATGCTAATGCAGAAACGTAAGGTCATTGTTACTCTAGACATCGACTGTTATGATGATCTAGATGTGTATGATATCAACTGGAAAGATCTTCTACAATTAGAAGGTGGTGAAGATGTGCATGTTAATGTAAAAGAGTATGATCCATTTTGAAGTTCTTTATTGATAATCAAACCGTCTATTATGAACAGGGCGGGGCATTATACCACACTCAGATGGATTCGTATCAAATCTTTGACACCGACGACGGGACTCCTGTACGCGAAAGCACAGAACAACTGGAGCGAATCCATCTCCTTGTGACACAAAGAAAACTGGCACAAGACGTAGAGCAACTCATGCTTTTCTGATGTAGATTGAACTCGTTCAACACCTGAACCGCACCATGAGCATCTACACTGACAATGGGTATGCAAATCGGAAGGAGTATTTGAATGAACTTCGCGAGGAATATGGCGATCTGGTGAATATCCTCACCAGTGTGCTACCATCGTCTGAGGATTTCGATGGTCTTGTAACCGCTCTGGAAGACGCTATGGATTCTGGAGAGTACGAAGACCTCCTGTGACACTTTGAACACTGTCCACGGGGCACACAGACATCGCTCCGAGTGCCCTACAATTCCTTCAGTCACCTCAAAACACCATGGCAACCAGAGGAAGAATCGGTATCGAAATGCCCGATCATTCTGTTGTTTCTGTTTACTGTCATTGGGATAACTATCCTGAGGGCAATGGTAAGATTCTGGTAGAGCACTATCAGGATCGCGAAAAAGTAATGGATCTCATCGACGGTGGATCTATGAGTTCTCTGCGTACTCGTGGCACATGGGATCATTCTTCTGCTCTTCGTGATGAGGATGGAGAGTATATTCATGACGCCGCAGGTTATCTAAAGTATGAGAATGATCGTGAACCTCAACCACTCTATCATTCAGAGCGTGGTGATGGTGAAG